GCCCGACCGCAAAACAACGCGGCTGCGAGAATGGGTGTACCAATAACCTGCGCAGAACGAAACAATATATTGGCTTGTGTCGCCGATGGTGCGCGAGGGTAGCACATCACATTTTGCTCCGTGAACGAGGCGTACAACACAGTTACCGCCGCCGGAGGTGAGGCATTGTACGATGCGTTCCTTACCTGTAATCGGGTTGAAGATATGCGCGACACCGTCAATCGGGAATGATGCAACCTCAACGCCTTTGTTCTTGAAAAACTCTTTGAAAGAAGTCACATTGAGCGCGATGTTGTCCATCCATTCCGAGTCGCAACCAACATAGCCTTTAATACCGAGTATTGAGTTCCACACATTACCGCTACTCTGTGTGTCGGCCATGCCTATGTTATCGGCTTGGTTGAGGAGTCCGTCATGCTGTCCTCGACCGACAATGCTCTGTTCATCACTATGACCATTCAATGCCCACCACAAGATTGAAGTTTCCTTGTGCTGCTCATAATCTTGGAGCTGATAGCCTTTACCTCTGAGCCGTGCAAGGTTTTGGAAATCTTTCATGCAGTAGTTGATTGTACCTGTAGGTAGCTCTATAGCGTTACCTTCATCATCATAAAGCCAGTTTGGATTTATAGTCGATGTGCCGGTGCCTCTGCGTGAACGGCCACTGCTGATACTTCGGGGTAGGCCGAGGCCGTCAATGGTAATCGGGTATGTACCGAACACCGAACCGTTCTCAATTTCCTCGTTGAGAGCTTTAGGAGATTTAATTTCTGTCCATTCCGGCTCAATGGCTTCAATACTTTCGCTATCCACCGTGTGAACCTCGCTCTCATCAAGGTCTTTGAATGTGGTAAAGTAGAACCACTTCGCGCCCTGCGGCACTTTTTCAAATATGTAACTGCCAATTGTGAAGTCGAAGTTGGTATTACTTACTGCCATTTGGAACACTCCGACAACATTGCCGTCTGCATCAGTGAATACACAGCCCATTGTCTGATTGTTCATGCCCGGCCAACGCACCTGCTTCATGCCCTCAACATCTACGCGGTATACATTGACATTTGAGCCTTGCCCAAGGAGGTCTGCCACATTCATGCCGACAGTGGTGTCTGCATCGACATACACACCTTGACTTTCTGAATACAAAAGGTCGTCGAGGCGGTGTATGTTTCTGACGTTAGCCGTTGATAGCGGCTCGTTGTCACAACTTGACCACACATAGTATTTGTCTTGGTTCTTGTAGTCGTTTACACCCTTGTACCATCCATGCCCGAGTAAGTGCATGATGTCGTAACCGGCACCGGCCACGTCTGCAAGGTCAATCTCGCTGCCGTCAAGCATGAAATTGAAGTTGGCACGGCTGAGGCGGCGCAGTTCAAGACGCTGTGCTTTGGCATTGTAGTCTGCTCGGCAAGCCCATGTGTTTTCAAAGATGCGCAATGGGTGTCCCGACCGCTTATAGGCAGCGGAGAACAAAGCACCGGTGAGGTTATCGAGGTTGCCCCATTTTTCACCCGGTGCATCTACCACATCTGAACATTTCACCAATGAGAACTGCGAGTTGTAGAGGTCAAGCGCAGGGAAGTAGGCTTTAAGGCTGTTAAGACCTGCCACTCCGTCCACATCGTTATCTTCTATCAACTCTGCCAATATCCAACGACCTGTGAGGCCGGAGCATTGTTTGCCGATACCTTCAACGGTTTTGTCGGCGGCAATGTCGTTGCCGTTCTCATCGAGGCCGAAAGCATTGGTCGCTTTCAACGAGCGCAGAATTTCAACACTTGCGGTGATGTTCACATCGCGTAGGCCGATACTCTTGATATGTCCTGCTTCGGCTACGATGTTCTTAATCATAGCCATTGCATCAATCTTCGGGCAACCGCTAATCATGAGCTTGGTTACATTGCTCAGTCCTGCAATCGTCAGCCCTCCCGGATAAGAGAGATTAGGAAGATTGACAAGAGAGATTTCGGTCATGGTATCTGGCAGTTCCAACACGCTAACGGGCGATGTCTCAGCAACGGAGCAGTTTTGCAGAGGTGTTCCTGTTGCTCTGATTATCTCTAATCGAGGACAGGTGCTTGCATCAATGCTTGCTACGGTTGTGTTGCGCACATCAAGCTCTCGCAGGAACGGCAGAGAGCCGAGGGGCATTGAGCTGATAGGTACGGCGGAGCCGATTGAAACGTCTTGTCGGTTCTCGCTACCGATTACAATCTTCTCGGCGAGAGTCATTACTTGGAAGTTGAAGCTGCTGTCAAGGCTTATCTCACTAAGGTCTATCTCTGCAATTCGGTCGGCTTGGTAGATGTATAACAGAGCATACTCCGTGTGACTGAACTTGGTAAAGTAATGTTCCTGTCCTGCTTCGAGGAACACAACCTCGTCAAGTTGTCCGCTTGCATCGTGGCCGACACCAAAGTAGCCGGTCTTTGCGGCCACTATGCGGATACGTGCATTGCTGCTTGCGCACGATGTACGACCGCTCAATACTCCGCTGAAGAATTGGCCTGTTTGATAGTAGCCGTCACGGATGCGCCAACGCTGTTCAATGAACTGCGGCAGAGCTGTAAGCCCCAAACCTTGCAGAGCATAGAAGTATATATCATCGCTTTTGACAACGCTTTCAATATACTTGCGTTCTCCGTCATAGGAAGATATGAGCTTCTTCCAAAATTTCAGACGCTTCTCTACAAAGAAATACTGCGCACCCTCCGGAGAGAACGGTATCATGTCTACACCGTCCACGTTGGTCTTTGCTGAGCGCATTGCGGCCGCAACTGTTTCGAGTGAAAGTTGCTGATTTCCGCTGTGTGTCGCATCAAGATAGACGGTAGGCACAATTGCCACGTTGTTGAACAGGATTGAACCGTAACCGGCATACGGATTGACGTAGTTGTCGTCCGTCATACGGTTGGGGTCTGCTTCCGGGTCTACGGTGCAACCACCGTCATTGTCCTTACCGTTGCAGGTGTCGCAGTCATAGACCTTGTTGAGATACATTCTAACCGCGTGTTCGGCAGAATAGACACCATTGGTAACGCTCTGACCGTCCTCCAAGAACCACATTGGTTGCATATTCTTGGCGCGTTGGTCGGTAGCGGCAAGGTAGTCGGTAAACAGCGTGTAGGCATAGAGGCTCTGAGGTGATGCGTACTGCCACAGGTCGTTTTTCCAATTATTTACCTTTGTCGTGTTCTCGACAATCTGCCAACGGTTTTCTTTGCCATCAACAGCGGCAATCATGTCGCAGTCATGGCAGAACCTCAGCATACGGAATAGTTCGTAAGGTACTTTTCTACCATACGCAAGGTCAATCTGCAATTGGTCGTCATCGACCATGCATTCAAAGTATTGTGTCCACTTCGGGAATGTATCCGCCGAAACGTCACCGCTATTAACGAGCTTCTGAACCCAAGAGGATTTATCGGCCTCCATTTTCATCATGTCGTCAATACTCGACACACCTTTCCACCAACAGAAACCTTGATAGGACAGCAGCTCAAAGCCGACTACCGGGTTCAACACATCGCCGGTAACAACCCATTGGCCGCCGACCTGCTTCATGGAGCCGGTGCTACGTTGCCATGCTGTACCGTTGTGGCGCATAAACGCATAGTCACGTCCGCAGTATTGGCTGAGCAGGTAGACAGCATCGGTGTCTAATCCCTCAGTCGTCTTAAAACGCGCTTCAATCTGCGAGAGCGTTTCATCACGGCGACCAAAGAACTCTATGAAGTCGCCATAGTTAAGACAGCCCTTGTTATAGCCAGGGGTGTCTTTGAAACCGAGTGCAAGCTGTTCGCCTTTGTCCTCTTTCCAATTGCCCTTTGCGTGGAACCACGCATCGGTAAGCTGTTCATTGGTGGAGCGGAAAGCGGCAATTGGGTGGTTCTTGGTGGAGTGGTCCATCTTGCAACCCTCAATGTGCAGGTCGCCTTTGGTGAACGTACCGTCATAGGCTCTTTGTGCAGGTGTCTGATAGGCGCTGCCCATAGCCTTGAACGTGTTGTTCATCATGTCGCACACACCACAGTCATTGGCATTGCTACTGTCGGAGTAATCTACCTTGACGGTAATAATCTGTACCGGGATTGCATCGGGACGCACAAGCACAAAGTTCTTTGCGGCAAGGGCAATGGCTTTGCGCCCAAGTTCTGTGTTCTCGTTGGGGTTAAGAAGCGTGATGACAATCTTGTCGGCCTTATTCACCGGCTTGTTGAGATAGAAGCGGTCATTCTTGATAGGTCGTTTAGCTGATGTCGTTCCCTGTCTGCGCCATTGAACATTTGTAGCCTTGAAGTTCAGCTCCGGGTATTCGGGGTTGAAGTAGAAAAGCGTACAGGTGAATTTTGTGGAGGTGTTGGTATCTCCGTCAAACTCATCAAACACTTTCTGCGGCGCAACTACAACATAGTACGGCATACCCTTAGCTTTTAGTTTGTCGAGGCTCGGACGGTTGATTGTGTCAAGAACATCTTCGCTCTCAAACTCGGCTATCATCGCATTTACATCGGTCAGTTTGGCAAGGTAGTTATTGAATGCTTGCGACCACTCATAGTAGCTCTCGTATGCCATGACGTAGTAGAGATAGAAGTCACCCTCTCTACCGTCAAGCATGATGGGGGTATTCTGAGAGATTGCATTTTGTCCGGGGATATAACCCAAACAAGCGACCTCCTCACCATTGAGATACATCTTGATTGTGGAATACTTTTCGTTTCCTCGTTGGATTGCCCTGCTTGCAGGTTCAACGACCACGGCCATTGTGATTTTCTCCTTACTGCGGAACTTGCGCTCTTGCCGCTGATGCTTCACACCTTTGGCGCAGTATATGCCGGCCACGTTGCCTTTCACATAGAAGCCGGTGCCGGTGGCAGGGTCATAGGAGTGCATGAGCAATGCGTCCTTGTCCTTGATGTTGTCAGTAGCAAAGGAGAATTGGATTGCATTACCCGCGCTTTCGTTGGTCTGCTTGGAGTAGAGATAGTAAGGGATTGTAGCCCTCATGTTCTCCGCGATACGGAAAGCGTTTTGACCGAGATAGGAAACGAAGCCATTTGTGCGCCAATTTGCGCCGGTGACGGCCATTGTCACACCCTTGTCGGTAATCGTCTTGTCCACGTCCGCATTTGTGCGCAGGGCAAAGTCATAGCCGAATGCGGCTCCGCTCTTAATCTGCACATCAATTGCGCTTCCGTCTACCGTGACAACTATCGGATGGCTATTGCCTGTGTGAACTTTGCCGTTGGCCTCAGTCCATCTGCCTTCAGCAATAAACTCGATGTTATCGCCGTTGGTATATCCCTGTATCTGATACTTAACGGAATAGGTCGAGGACGAAGCGGCATTGAACGTCTGAATTGTTTCACCGTTGGCCTTTACTGACACCTGCGTGTTTCCGCTTACACTTGCCGCTGTGTATGCGGCCACTTGTAGATTTGCGGTGTCATAGAGCGCAACAGTACTGTTCAATTCATCGTCAAAGGTCTTTGCATCGTAGTGGATAGAAACAATAGGCTCGGTTGTCTTTGAGCTATCCACACACATGATAGACGTGTAGACGTAGTTGCCGGTTACTTTTGCTTGAGGTGCGTAGCCATGAATACGGAGCAGGTAAGAGCCATGTTGCATTTTCTCACCACCGCCAAGAACATTGCTCGGATTGATGCTGATGTCCTGCGAGAATGTTTTCTGAATGTTCGCACGGCCAAGTTCGCGCCATTCTCCATCCCAAAGGATTTCAATGATAGCGTCAATACCACCACCTGTTCCACCGAGTGTATTGCGAGGGAATATGTAGAAGCTGTTAAGAGTTGTCATACCTGCACCTGCCGACACACGACACTCATGCAGGGCTTTGGAGATTTCAACAGTCACGTCTACGCAGTTCACACTAACGTCTACGCGGCGCACATTGCCCTCTTGGTCTTTTACAGCCACAACAAAGCTGCGCTGTCCGGCTCCGTCAAACCAATCAGTAAAATCAACCGAGAACTTAAAATCTTGGAGAGTGGCCGAACTACGTTCGTTGGTGAGGATTTCTGTTTTAAGCAATACACCTGTGTTGGCATCGCTCACAGAAATTTCGGTGATGTTATTGACAACTTCCTCCTCGCCCATGCGCGTTACGCTTCGGGCAGCGAAACGGCCTACAATCTTGCCTCCGGCGGCTCCATAGATTGTCTGACTCTCAAATCTGACAGCGAATGAGGTTGCATCGGTGCTTCCACCTCCACCGCCGAGAGGAACTGTAAGAGGACTACCGATTGGCTTGCGTTTGGCATTGACCGGCTGATAGGTCTTGGAATTGCCGTCCTCGCTGAAACTTTCCTCGAAGTCTACGATTATACGCTCGTATGCGCCGCCGGTACTGAAAGCGTCCGTGCCTCCATCGGTCGGCACATCGTTGGCAACGAGGTCGGTGCCGCCACCGCCGAAGTCTTTCCATGCCTCGGCATTGTCAGCACTCGCTTTGTCAAGAAGTTGCTTGGCTTCCCAAACGTGTTCACCTGCATTGATGCAATATGTGATTACAAGGCCGTCCTTGAAGTAGTCGATACCTTTGCTATCACACAGCTTACGCAAGGCGGCGACGGCGCTCAGTAGAGAATACTCGCTACTGCCGGTCTGCTCCTTGCAGAGTTCATTGATGTTGAGAATTGTTTCTTCTCCTGCACTCTGTCCGGCTACATCAAGCCAATTGTCAAGATTGGCATAACTGTCTGCATCATCGCTGAGGCCGATGTATTGGAATGTGCGCCAACCTTTGGCACTTGCGGCAAAGGTTATTTGCACACCAATACTTACAGCACCTTTCGCAATGGCATATTCGATTGCACTCTGCTTGGTGTCGTATGTCGGAGGATTGGAGGGTAGCTCATCGCCGTTGGCAAGTCGGGCGGCTGTTACGTTGTAGCAATTGCCAATAGACGAACCGTTGCCGAAGGCTTTCCAATTATCATCCGCGCCAATGCCGTTGTCTGGGTCATTGCCCACAAATTGCATAGCTTTCCAACCGACTTCACTATCAAGATATGTAACAACGCTACCAGGTTTAATTACTTCTGTAACGTTATCAAGGTATGTTGCGACATCGGAGAATGTCATACTGCCGGTTGTTTCAAACAGCTCGTTGATATTGACAAATGTGGTAATTGAAAATGCCTTTTTCAGCCGCTCGATATTTCCCGCGTTTAGTTTGCCTTTATCCCCGGGATAAGCCGTTGAGGAGGTTTCACCAAGAGCAAGGTCAGTTCCGGTAACTACCATTTTGCTACCGCTCCAACGATATGACTTGTTGTTGGTCTTGTCTACATACAACTTGTCGCTTGCAGGTATCCTGCCGTTTAACGAAATTTCGCCGAAAGAGTCTGCATTATACCAATTGCTGTAATAATTGACTGTAATGTCTAATCTGTGAGGTTTTGCTATAAAGCAGCCTGTAACGCTGTTAAACATCACATCTACCTCTCCCGTAATTGACTGAGCTTCGGGTGTCGCAACAATAGTCACAAAACCGTCAAATTCTTTGACATCATCCATCGCACCAGGTATGAAGCGAGTTGGAATGAGGCCATTGTCGCCAATGGGGGCTATGCCTCCTGGTAGACCTTTGCTGTCAGTAATGGATTTGATTGCGGCTGCGTTCTTGGATATGGAGGAGTCATGTACATCAACACGACCTTTTAGTGTCGCGATATTGCCTGTGTTGGTGTTTATACCATTGCCGAGTGTTGTCTGCTGTGTCTTTATACCGCTGATTTCAGTGTCGTGTGCATCAACTCGCTTTTCAAGACTTTCGTGCTGACCGCGCAAAGTAGACAAATCCTCTCGGAGATTATCAACCTGTTCATTGTCCACAACAATCTCATAAAGTTTGTTGATAGGCTCACACACCCAATCACCACCACTGCCGACATACATTCTGAACAGAGCCTTGCCCTGCTGAACGGTCAGTTCGAGGTCTGCAATGTCTTTGTCCGATGCGGAAACACCGGCAAACCAACCGTCATGCGGTTGCGGGTAAGCTTCGCGCAGGGCAGCAACGGACGCAAACAATCCTTTGTTCACACCCTTGATGTTCTTTGCTTCAAGCCAACCCTCAACTATTAGGTCGTGGCCTATACGGGCATTGCCCTGAATGTTGGCATCGCCTCCGGCCGATACATTGCGCCCAACCGCAACATCACCGTCTATTTGTTTTGTTGGAATTGAACTCATTGTAGTGCTGTTTTAGAAATTTCGGAGAGCGCCGATGATTTCTCGGACTCGCCTAATGTGAGTAATACTAATGACGCGGCAGCATAAACCACGGCTGTGTAACAGCGTTCACAGATGTCTATACCCTCATCGCGGTCTATTTTCGGATAAGGGAGATACTGCGCTCGGCGCACATACGCTCTTTCGCTTTTGCAGGAGTAGAACTCCAACGCGCGGCCTTCGGGTCGTATCGTGATTACGCAGACCGGCTTTTGTGCTGTGCCTCGCAGTGCTTTTATGCGCTGACGTTGCAATGCATATTCGGGGTCTGTGGTGCTTATTGCCGTGAATACAGCTTTCTCCCAATCGCTCATTTCAAAGACGATAAGGCGCATGAAGTCATGCGGCAACAGAACCCAACCGCTTTCGAGGTCGCCCCAATATATGGCATCGCCGAAATTGTGACCCTGTTCCAAAAGGTATGTCGGTGCGTTTGTATGCACTCTAACAACAGCTTCCAAAATCTTGCTTCTCACAATATCGTCAAGCGCAAGAGTGTATATGTCGTCAGTCTGCAACAACTGCTCACTCGTCATATTTTGGTCGAGGCATACGCGCACATCGCGCATTACATCGTGAATGTTATATACCATAGCGTCATGTAGTTTATTCTTCTACGCTTTCGCTCTCGGTGCTTTCGCCGCCGTTAAGGGTGTCGAACTTTGCTGCGCCAACGAACTTAACACCATGCTCTGATGCGGCTTTCTGCGCGGCATCGTAGGAGCGGACTTTGTAGGAAGAAATGTTGAATTGCTCTTGCAGGTATGCCTGTGCGTCTTGGAGGCAGCTTGCTTCAACGATTGTGAAGCCGTCTGCCGCCTCATCGTTTGCGACTTCTTCGGCTGACGCTGTTGCTTCCTCGGCGGATTGTTCTGCTTCGGGGACAGGAGCCGGTGCAAGGCTTTTGGCCTCCTCGACTTTGGCCTCAACCTCGGCAGGTGCAGGCGCAGGAGCTTCGGGAGTCGGAGCGACTGTTTGGGGTTTAGGTGCCGGTGCTTTGGGCTTCGGCTTTGCGGCTTTTGTTGGCTTCGCAACATCGGGCAATGCGGTTCTGCGCAAAAGAATGATGCGACCTTCCTTAAAATAGGTGCTTTGCTCAATCACTTTCTGAATGAAAGGATTGGCCGTGGTGTACTCGGCAGGAGTAACACCATACGAAGTAAGCGCTCCGCCGGTGAAATGTACCCTTACAGTAGCGGCTCCGGCTTTAATCTGTGCGACCCAATCAACAAGTCGGGGTGCGCCATAAGTGATTTTTTCCATTGTCTTATATGGGGTTTGAGATTTGTTGAATGAAAAAAGTGGCGGTAAGGCGTTGGCCGCCCTCCGCCACTTTTCCTGTTTAATTTGATGATACGGGTTAGTCTGCGATGATTTCACCTGTGAACTCTACCCAACCGCCTGTTTCACCCTTGTACTGCCACATCTGACCGTTCTGTGCGGCGGCATTGATGCCGGGGCAGTCCTGTGTGAGCAGATATACGCGGCCTTCAACGAGGTCGGCACCGGCAGGAGCTTCTTCGCTCTCCCAAATGGTGTAGGTGGTGGCACCGGCATTTGCCTTTTCGCCCTCACCGTCAATCCAAATGTGACAAGCACCTTTGAGTGCGAGGCCGTCCCACACAACGATACCCTTGCGAGTAGCTTCTTCGCCCTCCACACGGTCGTTGAACTCGTGCTGCTGCGAGTAGATGTAGTGGACGAGGCGGTCTTCGCCTATGAGGGCGCCGGAGTTGGAATAGCCGAGAGTGTCAAGAGTAGGCTCACGCTTGATGTCGATGTCGCCGAACACGGTGTGAATGCTTGTGACAGTCCAACCGATAGGGTTCGTCTTGGTGACAATCTGAATTTCCTTGTGCTTGCTGAAGTCGATGCACTGCAATTCTTCAAGGAGGTTCTTACCTGCAAGGAGCAGGGCGGTCTTGGGAACATCTTCGCCGGTGAAATACATCTTGGCAAGGGCAATGAGCTTCTCGTAAGTCCATGAACCTGCGTGCTGCAGTTCGCGCTTGAACTGCCAACGGATACCCTCGGTGAAGTAAACCATCTGTTCGCCGAGCTTGGGCACCTTGACAGGGAGCTTGCCTTTGATACCCGTCCACAGGGTGCGATTGCCGGCACGCTTGAAATTGAGGATTGCCTGTTCTGCGATGAGGCTCTGCGTGAACGGAATGTGCTTCTTCTGTGCCTCGAAGTAGTCGGAAACAACTTGGTTCATGCCACGCTTCTGAAGATATACAATAGAGGGGCGAGGCACGATGAGGTCGGGGTCTACTTCTTTCTGCGTTTCATACATCGCATTGGCGAGAAGTTTCACCTTTGAACCGGCAGGAATGGCAGGAGTTGTGCAGAAAGCATCGGTCTCGTTTGTTTTCGGACCATTGACTGCACGAACTACGGGGTTGTCGGTGGTTGTGTCACGGCCTGTAACAAAGAGCATGAGGCTCTTGCCGGGGGTAACGGTCTTGCCATCGGGAGCATAGCCGTCCACATCGGGGACGAGAAGTGTGTGATAGTCGCGCGGAATGTTTTGGTCGCTTGCCGCAAGGGGAAGTACGAACTGAGCCTTTGAACTTGCTGCGACTGCGGTGTCCGTTGTGAGGGAGCTGCGCTGTTCGTCAATCATGAAGTGTTCAACTTCGGGGCTGTTGACCTTGACTTTCTTTGCTTTGAGCATAAGCGACATGAGTGCCGTGTCCTCGCTTTGGAAGCGGAACAGTTGGTCGTCAATGTCTGTTTCTACGAGATTGCCTGGTGCTATGCCGCCTGTTGCGCCCGCTACAGTGCTGACGGTAGTGGCTTGACCCGGTGCTTGGGACTGCACCCCGGCTGTGCCGGGAGAGGTGGGAACTGCCGCTCCTGAACCTACAGTTACGTTTTCGATTTCTGCCATAGCGTTATAAAATTAAATGTAAATTGTCTATTTATCGGTTGATACTATGTTACCCGGCTTGATGCCGCCTGTTGCTGATGCAAGATTGCTGACGGTTGTCGCGCATCCCGGAAGCTGCGTTTTCAGTCCTGCACTACCTTTGGTGGGTTGCAGAGGCTTTTCGACAAATTTGATATGTTCACCCATTATCGCGCTCCGTCTGCAATGTCAAAGATTGAACCTTTATCACGCGAGGGCGTGGGTGCGTTGTTGGCTCCGGCGAGTGTCGGCGTTCCGTCACCGCGCTTGGGTTTGCGCAGCGTGGCCTCAGCCTTGGCGTTCTTGCCTCGTATTTCTCCCTCCGCACTTGCGGCGGCGATGTCTGCGTCATGATTAATAGCTTTGAGGGCCATTTCAAGCGTTTCGGGCTTGATTATACCGATAACGGCATCATTGGTCACCTCCTTAATCCAATCGGCGGCAGCGTCAAGCTGCTCATTAGATAGGCCGAGTTCCTGCTGTTTCTGTTCAAGCATAGTGAGAGTGGATTTCATATTCTTCTCCCACTCCTCCTCAAGTCCTTTCTGCTTGGCCATGCGGTCGATATATTCTTTGTTGTTTGCAGAATACTCGTCCATCTTGGCGGGGTCATCAAGCATCTCCTTTACACCATCAATACCGATGCGATTAATGAGTGACGTCCATGGGTCTTTACCCTGTGCCATATCAGTAATAAATTGTGCGCTATGTGGGTCATTCGCAAGCATATCAGTTAGCTTGCGTTCGCGCTCCTCGTAACCCGATAACTTGTTGTCATATTCGTCATAATCGTCATTTATTTGGCCGAATAAGGCCTCGTCATCGGCATACTCCCGGTCGGGATATTTCTTTTTCAGTCGTTCCCCGAATTGGTCACGTCTGCTCTTAACTTGCTTTTCCTCAGCCATAGTTTCAAATTGATGTTATATGGGTGTTTGTATCAATGGCAAAGTTAAGTGTGTTCAGTTGGTTGACATCTTTATCTTTTGAGTTGCTATGCTTATATTTGCATAGAATTTAATACCTTAAAGTACAGCGCAATGAAGTCTTTCGGTAGTGTTTTATCCTTTACTCGCGAACGTAATGCAGCATTGCTAAAGGCATATCGTGAACAAGTAGATACAACGAGTTTTATTCGGTTGAACGAAATTGGGGAGAAGATTGTTAATTCTCCTTCTCCTCGTTTTTAGGTTTCGGAAGAACGTGCAGCCGCTGTGGTATCTGCTATCATGCGAGGCAAGCCGGTATTGGAAACGATGCGTTCGACAAAGCGTGAAATGTTTGAGGAGATATACAAGCGTGTCGTTGCCCTTAAAGAGAAACATCCCGATTGGCATCTCTGCCAATTGGTATTTGAGGTTGTCAATTCACCTGCTCCGAAATTCTATATGGAGGCATCATCAGCACTTGAGAGGTTATTCAAAATCCGCAATGGTTGGTATGACAATGGAAAGAGAAATTACAGTTTCTGATATTATAGCCGAAAACGAAAAACGGCGCGATGAAATGTTCTCGCGCTTCAACCCAATCACCGGTGAGGGTTCAGTCGGGGAGCGTGTCGTTGTGTGCATCCCGGACTTTCCAATAAAGAAATTGTGGCTCCCAAAAGCAATGGCCGACAATGCGCTTGTCAAGGGTCTGGTCAAACACAAGGGTATTGACGGTTTCCTGCGCAACATTATGGGCGTTGAGTCTACTCCAGAAGATAGGGAGGCGGTTCTTGATAGATTTGTGCGGTTGCGCTGTCTGCATGATTTTCCGTTCTGGGCTGCAACATTTGTCTATATCAAAAATAAAGAGGTCGGTCAGCCGGACTGCTTGTTTCGTCTTACTTATCCTCAACGGCGATTTGTCGCTATGATTGAACGGATGAGGCTCACAGGTAAGCCTATCCGCATTATTTTGTTGAAAGCCCGTCAGTGGGGCGGCTCCACAACATCGCAACTCTACATGGCATGGTTGCAGCTCATCCACCGTACTGGCCTTAACTCGCTTATCATATCCAACTACAACGAAGGTGCCCGAAAGATTAAGGGTATGTTCAAGAAGATGATTAAGGAATACCCGGTTGCGATGCTTCACGAAGTCGGCGATGTATATTCCGAGAAGGAGGATAAACTTGTGGGTGTTGAGGGTTCCTCTCTGACACAACTTGTGCCGCAACGCAATGCAACTATCTCTATCGGTTCCTCCAAGTCGCCTGACTCCTGCCGTGGTGGTGACTATGCACTCGTCCATCTTTCGGAGGTCGGCTTGTGGAAAGCGACAGAAGGTAAAAAGCCGGAGGACATGGTGCGCTCTGCCTGTTCGGGTGTCCTCTATCGTCCCAACACTATGATTGTGTATGAAAGCACGGCCAACGGTGTAGGCAATTTCTTCCATAACGAATATGTTGCGGCAAAGGACCCGGAAATAAAATCTCAGTTTGAGCCTCTGTTTATTTCGTGGTTTGACATCGAGCTGTACCAACTTCCATTTGAGAATAAGGAGGAGTTATATAAGTTTGCTACATGGTTGTACGACAATAGGCTGAACGGCTCTGCGCCCTCAGACCGCGAGGAGTGTGGCAAGTATCTTTGGTGGTTGTGGGAGATTGGTGCTACATTGGAGGGCATTCATTGGTATGTTGAGGAACGAGCAAAGTATCACGACCACGGTTCAATGGCTTCCGAATATCCGTCTGATGATGTAGAGGCATTTGTAAACTCCGGCTCTGCTGTATTCGACAAGTATTGTGTGGAGGCTCTGCGGCCGACTACAAAGAAGCCTCCTCGCTATGTGGGCGACATATATGCGCACGGCGATGAGGGCGAGGACGCTCTGCGCGATTTGCGGTTCAAGGCCGATGCACAGGGTATGTTGTGGGTTTGGAATTTGCCCGACCCTGTTAATCCTAATGACCCGGAGGAGGTGACAAACCGCTACCTTACTGTCGTGGACGTTGGCGGTCGCTCCAATAAGGCCGACTGGTCTGTGATTGTGGTATTCGACCGTCTGTTGATGATGGACGGTGGCAAACCGTCTGTTGTCGCTCAATGGTACGGCCACATTGATATGGACTTGTTGGCATGGAAAGCTGCTCAGATAGCTGCGTTCTACGACAACTCCCTGCTCGTCATTGAAAGTAATACGCTCGAAACACACGATAAGGAGCGCAACGTGGACGGCGACCAATCCACGGCTATACTCAATCAGATAAAAGACATCTATCCAAACCTGTATGCTCGCAAGCAATCAGAGGACGCGATTGTTCAAGGCTTGCCTGTTCGTTATGGCTTCCACACTAATGTTGCCACTAAGCCGATGATTATCTCAACGCTTGTAAAGGTTATACGTGAGGGTCTTTATATTGAGCGTGACAAGCGTTGTATTGACGAGTTTTTGAACTATGAGAAGAAGCCTAACGGTTCTTTCGGAGCAAAGGCCGGTACTCATGACGACTTGCTTATGACACGAGCAATAGGCCTGCACATCTGTTTCTATGAAATGGAACTGCCGCAAGTCGTAACTCGCGGCAGCAACAATCTGAAATATGTTCCTAAAGTTGTATCGGCGGCTTCATTCTAACCTATGCGGTTTGCGCTTGTGGCCGACCTCCGCGCATGGCACCTTGCAGTTGGTTTACGGCATTCATATTTGCGCCCTGCTGTGCCTGTGCTATAAGTTGAGGTGATACACCCTCCGGCACCTGTCCGGCTTCCAACTGCTCTTTCTGCGATTGGATAGACTGCAACAACTCGTCTGCGAATGGGAAATTTCCGGCTTGTAGAAGTTGCTCCAACGAGATTGCTTGCTGTTGCCACAACTGCATAAGGAAGTCGTTTGCCATAGCGCGATAAGCAGGTGTCGCGGTACTCGGCACGATTGAAAGGTCAAACTCAACATCGCGGATTTTTCGGGGGTCATACTCAATCTGAGTGCCTACGCGACCGGCAATGTTGAATACTCTCTTTTGGTCGTAGAACTGCTGCATATTCTTTACATCTTTGTATGCGGCATCGCGCACAAACTCGCTGAACGTGTCGAGCAGGTCAAGCAACGATGTGGTTGCATTCTGTGTCTGCTGATTGTAGAGCGCCGCAGACATTCCTGCATATCCGGGTTTGCCTTGCAATGCTCCATTCACACCCGATATGTCCTCAAAGAATTTGAGTTGTAAGTTGAGCAATTCGTTAATGCCGATATTGGTAGAGTTGGCTTGAACCTGTTGAGGCAGGTCACGGTGGTTCTTTGACGGAGTGTAGACAATAACACCATCGTGGCGGCTCCACATATCTGCAAAGTCCTCCGGCGACATTCCTTTTGGAATACAGTCGCTCGGTATCATCAACACACCTTTGGCCGATGCTCTCATAATCCAATCGTAGAGGGTTATGAGGCGGTTGGTGTATCGCTGTTGGTCGATTACATCACTGACAAACGAATGTATCTCGCCGTCAATGAAAGGATATGCCTTGAAAACGTATGGGTGGCTCTTGTGGTCGTATGGTGTTTCTCCCTCTTTCAGAATATCGCCAAATGGTGTGAGGTAGTAATAATACCAAAAAGAGTCCATAAACCACTCGGCACGGATTAGTGGAATATCTTCCTGCGGCATACCTGCTGCCAACCCCTGCATGATGCGCTGTGTGTTTTCTTCCACTACCATTTCTTTATAATCTTCAAGCTCAATCTTGAATATATCGCCGTTGTTATAGTCATGACACCAATAGCGAGGTTTTGTTTCTTTGCGCCATACCTCAATCACACGGCACCGGCTTTCATCACGCGGCACAAGAAAATCCATTTCCGGGGACTGAGAGTAACCGAACTGTTCCCACGCTTGTGTCAGAACAATCTTTTCTCTTGCAGAACGGTATATCTGTGCGAGTTTCGCATAATCGGTGGGGGATTTGGCGAACTCATGACACACATCCTCGAAGCTGACATCATGTATTTCTCCTACGCAGGAACAATCCCATGTGCGGAAATCGCGCATATTGTTGTCGATGAAAAAGTTGTTGGGCTGAACATATTCCGTCCAACAATCTTCTTTGTCATTCATGCGACCGAACCATTTGCGGTGAACAATCATACCGGAGATTAAAAACTCCTCCATAGTTCGCGCATACAACTCGGTCATGCGGTTGAGCTGCATATTATATTGTAATACCGTGGACATCGTTTCAGCTAATTTCTGTTCGTCACGGTCACGCGCATAACAGGTCGGCTCTGTCGCTTGACTTCGATACACACCGATAACATTACGCACAAGTCGGCGTATGAGGTTATTCTTCAGCGGTATGTTGCCCTGCTTCATAATGTACTGCTCCTCGGTCATCTTCACTCCGTTCACACAAACTATGTCGCTCCATTGGTCGCCGTAGTTATATCGCTTATTCCGCTCTCGTTCACGGCGAAAGCGGTGCATATTTTGATATAGGGTTTGTGCTTGCAACAGAACATCAGTAGCCCTGCGCATATCATCGCCCTGCGCCTGTGCCCTTGCGATACTATCCATATCTTCAACACTCGCAGGTTTGACTTTACTTAGTCTATTTAATTTGATAGCCATATCGAGAGTATAAATTTGTGTCGGTGGCAAAGTTACTCACCTCCGACACATTACCAACTTTATCTGTTGAGTTGCTGAGGTTGTGGCTGTATGGCTTGATATTTCGAGTAAAATTCGTTCATCAAGGTTGTCAGTTCTGACATGGCCGATTGTTGGTTTTCCACTGTTTCGGCTTGCAGGACTTTCACCATGCCGGCACGGTACGCAGGGATTGTAGATGCAATGAGGGCAGCTTCTTCCGGGGTCTTTGATGTGAGCCACATTTTTGAGATACGTCCGAGTTGCTTGTCAAGACTGCCGAACCTCTGATAAAGTGTAAAGTCGGGGTCTTGCTGTAATGCCGCGTGTGCTTGTGCTGCGGCGGCATAATCGGTTCTCATCAATGCTTTGGCTTCTTTGGCCTTTTCGGATACGGCCTTATAACGAGCCTCGAAGTCGGCATAAGCCTCATTCACGGTTGCATCGCCTTGTGCGTCCAAACGCTCCTTCATTATATCCTTAGCGGACTCTGAATACTTGTTGAGGCGTTCCTCGTCACCCCATGACCAAGGAGCAAGAGGTGTGCCGCGCTTAACCTTGTATTCGGCATAACGCTGTGCCAACTGCTCCGGGGTGAGTTTGCTTGCCTCCTCTCCGCTTAGGCCAATCTCGTCAAAATACATTTTGTCGATTTGGCTCTGTGGTACTTGCAGAACTCTCATCACGAAGATAGCGGCCTCGTGGCTCAATGCCGGGTCGTCTCCGCAAGCATCGGTAATGGCTATGGCCGCATCAGTAATGCTCTGCGGGTTCATGCCGACACCCATTTGCACGAGAAGATTTATGATGTCGTTGATGCCCTCTGCGTTCTTGCCTCCGATAAACTTATTGGCAATAGAGTTGATGTCGCTTGCCAAAGGCATATCCTTGCTGAGTTGGTTTCTATTCCATTCTCCGTTTGCCCACATATTACCGAAGCTGCTCAACACATCACCGCCGGACAGACCCTCAACGCTACCGAAGTAAGCATGAGTTATCGCATCGTCCCACATCTTATCCTTTTCGTCCTCATCATCGCCGAAGATGATATAAGGGAGATAGGAGCCGAGGTTCCATGCCATTTCAAGAATGAAGCCGAATGTCGCAAGGCGGATAACGTCTTTCTTGATTTGTTTGCGGAAACGCTTTTTAGCTGCGCCCTCTGCCTTGTCACGTTCTACATCGGTGGCACTCTCCGGGTCTACATTCCAATCACGAAGTATCTGCTTTGTCATAAACTCAATGCTCTTGGCACGTTGGCCGGGAGTGAGATTGCGTTTCAGATTACGAACAGCATCAAACTCTTGGCGAGTGTACGACATGGCAGAGTTGCGGAATACGGTAAAGAGTACGCTCAACCATGAACGGTCTACCTGCATAGTTGAAAGGAAAGGCGACTCAGAGGACTGCTGTGTCTGATTGAACAGGATAGCTGCGTCCTGCATGGCTCGTTTCTCGGCGGCATCAGTCGGGTATCCCTCTTTGATGTACTGCTTCAATCGAGTTTCATACATGGCCTTTGCACCTATGCTGACGGTAACGGCATCGACAAATGCGTTAGGGGTCATACCGATGCGTGAGGACAGTTCCATTACACGGCTGCGCCACATCTTCCAATCCATATCAGATTTGAGGAGTCGGGGGTCGCCACTGATGCGCGAGTGCCAACGCTCACGGAAGATAGGCAGGTTTTCCATGCACCATTTGAAATCTCCGTAAGGATTTACGATACTCTTGAGTATGGCGCGTGTGCTTACCTCCGGCGCGTATGCAGGTGCGGAAAGTAACTGCTTCAACGCTGTGAACATTCGGAAGCTAACCTTTGCGGCTGTTACTCCTTTCGCAAGATTGACCGCGCTCTTGTCGAGATTGGCAATGGGCGGACGATACTCACCTGCAGCCATAAGACACAGGTCGTTGAAATTCTCCCATAACCTGCGGCCACCACCGTAGACCGTTGTCATGTTGATTACTTGGTTACGGAAACGCTTGTATGTGCGCAGGGTGTTAAGGTCGCGGTTCCATTCAGCGTATGCACTCCAATGTTCCATTTGGGTGATATGGTCGAGGATTACGCTCAATGCGTCTGCGCCTGTAATGTCGAGGGCGAGATTGTTCACACGGCGCTTGATGATACTGCCAGTCTTTGTTGTGATACCGTCCGGGCGGTTCTGCTGATTAACATCTTCCTCCTTATCAACTCGGGCATTTGCCAAAATCTTCAAGGGGAAATAGTTCTCAATAGCGGCCATAGATGCACCGAACATACGCTTGTGCGTTTCGTTGTACTCGTTACGAGTGGCAACAAGGAAATCGTCTTGCAACCAATCGCCAAGAGCCTTGAAACGTGGGTCGAGGAAGTTCTCTATATCTGCCACATTTTGCTCGGTGATACCCATGCGGCGCAGCTTCATACGTCCATCGGTCATTTTATCAACCATGTAGATGTAGAGGAGGTTGCCCTGTGTCAGTTCGTGGTCGCGCATTTCGCCGCCGTCCCAAAATGAAACAGAGGCTTTGGGAAGTTTACGCTCCATTCTGATGATGTCGCCCCACGTCTTGCTCTTGCCGAACAGTTCTGCGGCTTTCTCGTCAAGCTGTGCAAACTTATCTTTGATACCACGCAACTCTTTGTTACGACAATCAACCCAACCGCGCATGAAGCGGTTCCACAGATACCCCTCTCCGTTGGCGCTCTTGTTGCCAAATACTCGCATGATTTGGTCGAAAGTGCCGAGAGGTGCAAACAAGAATTGCACAAAACCATTATTGACAAACTTGTCTTGCCAATCGTCCTTATGGTGTTCGTTTGTTGGTCTGCCCTCCATGTCGGAGTTTGCATTGTGGTGTATCTCGCTGATACGAGCTTTCTCTGCCTCGCGGAATGCTTTTGCATTCTCAATACTGCCGCGCAGGGAGTCTGACAAGCGGCCTACAAGGTTGAAGTATGCCTCAGTACGCTCAATCTTATTCTTGCGAATAGCGTCCTCGGTAGTTTCAATGAACTGCTTGTAGGCATCATCGGTCATGCGCCCGGCGTCCCTATCTTCCTTAGCGGTTTTAAGGCTGTCGCGCAAGGCTTTTTCCTCGGCCTTGCTATTGGCAATGTTCTGAACGTAGTCGAGAGCCATGTTGAGGCCGGCATATTCAATAGCGGCTTGGTCGGCAATGGTTTGGTCGGGGTCACTCATTCTGTTCAGAGCCTCGGCTATGCGGTCGGTGATGTCGTCCTCTGTGAGTGAGATTGCTTTTTTTACAACCTCCATTGTGCGTTGGCCGTCTACATCAAGAGCGCCCTGTACCTCGACACCTCTTGCATCGACCTTACTTCCACGGATAGCAAGGAGTTGGCGAAGCGAAACCTCTCCGTTGCGTAGTTGATTATCGACCATGATGTCCATAATCTTCTGTACGCTGTCTGCAATATCGTGCATGGCTGTGGCATTCTTAACTGCCGAAAGCAATCTTTGCATTTCGCCGGAGGTCATGCCGGAAAGATAGCCGTTTTGCATAAGGATACGTGCGAGGTCGGAAACACGTTTTACGGTGCTTCTGTCAAACATCGCTTGTGCGTTCATTGCATCAACGACACCGGCCTCAACCTTGCGGTCGGCACCGACAAAACTTTGTGCTGTGCCTCTGCGGTTACGCATGGAGTGTAACAGACTTTGCAGATTGTTGGTTACAGCCCTCATTGCATCGTTGCGCAGGGTGAGGTCTGCACTCTGATTGTTGCTAAGACGTATGGCCGCATTGGTTATGCGCTCCTCCAATCCTATGCTTTGGTCTTTCCAAATGTCGCCTGTTTCTCCATCGCGGAAACGTGCATCGCTCGACAATCCGAGTTCATCACGCTTGGCCGCATCACGAGCCATATCCACATAGTCGCCTTTGGTGCGCAGCTTCTCATGGCTTCGCCACAGCATATAGCGGAGTTCGTTGTCACCGAGTTTTACCCATTTCGGGAGCTTCAACGAGCCGAGGAATTTATTAATAGCCTCCAACACTTTGGCTTTGAGCTTCACCCAAATGCCGCGCTCGGCTTTGGTAAAGTCCTCAAAACCTTTCTCGCTCATACGACCGAACATTTCATCAACGGCAACACGGCGGTGGTGTTCATAACCTTTGCCCGGTTCATTCACAAAGCGGCGAGAGATTTCTTTATCAACCTGCCGTTTCAAATCATCTTTGAAGTGCTTGTAGATTTCATCGCAGAAAGCATCATAGTTTTCTTCGCCAATCATTTCTCGCAGACCTTTGTGTGCGACAACCTCATGGAACACTGTTTCTGCGACGTCCTCGACATTCGCATTGTTGGGGAGGACAATTACAACCTCGCCAGTTGCAGGGTCGTAGAAACCCTTGCTCCTGCGCATACGCGCCTGTCGCTCGGAATTGTCGTTTGTCAGCTCTTTAGTATCAGTCACAATGCGAATGGGAGTGTTGAATTTCTTCGACATTCTTTCAGCATGGCTGCTTTTGGCTTCGGTTGATGCTCCATACTCGCTGCCCGGGTCATACAACAGGCCGTCATCATTGGCGCTCCTTGTGTTGTTACCCTCAACGTTTACCACGTCAAGCAGGGTCGTACCACCAACCTTGTTGAGATTGTCTTTCAAGTTGCGGTATGCAACCATCTTGGAGCCTTCGTGTGTGAAGTCGCCGTAAAGTATTGCAGACTCACCGCCGAACTGAATGACACGCTCGGATATGTATCGGGCTATTTCGTCTGATTTAGCAGGTAACTTGGTGAATGGAGTGTGGATATTGCCGACAATTCTCCCGGCTCGTGAGAGTATGATAAATGACATCTTTGCTCGGTCGCCCATGCGCTGCGAGTTGAGGAATTTGGCAACATCTTTCGAACCGCGAACCAACGGCTGTTCCATTGGGTCATAGTTCGGGGCGAAAATCTGCTTGTCTAATGTGTGAACTGCAAGCGGACTTTCATTTTCGGGTACACGCTTTTGACCGACACCCGAAGTGTTGTCAGTATCGAATGTTCCGTATTTGCCTGTCTTTAGGTTGATGATTACTCCATATACCGGCACTTTGGATATGTCGGCAATCTTTCTGAGCATCTGAACGTCCTGCGGCGAACACATGAGGTTGCCGCTCGGATGATTATGTACGAAGTACACTTGGTCGGGCTGAATGCGGTTGTATGCGAGTGAAGCGGTAGGAATATCAACCATTGTGGCGGTGAATGTTCCCATGCCGAGTTCAACTACCGTAGGTTTACCGTCCTTAACGAGAACGACAAACGAATGTTCCTTTGCAGCATCTTCGAGAGCCGAGAATATAAACGCAACATCATCGGCACTTTCAATCTTCTCTCCACTCGTGAAGTTGAAAGAGCCATTCTCTCTGAATATGCGCTCTACATGGCTAAACTCACCAGTTTCTTTATCTAATCGACTATCATGTCGGTTGAGGCCGGTATCGCCTTGCCGTTGTAGGTCGTTGGCTCCGCTCCGCATACCGACTTCATTGCCTCCTGCATTTTCTCCGCTGAAGTCAAAGTCGAATAAGCCGCCGTAACCTTCGGTATTTTCGGAGGTGTAGTTGATTGTTTTTCCGTCTTGCGTTTCATATCTGCTTGCAAAGTTAGCATTTTCTTCTGAATATGACGCAATAGGCTCACTCGCGGCATCTTCGCTATCCTCTTCGGTCAGTTCGATGTTAGAAGCGGCCTCTACCTCTTTGTCCAATTCTGCATACTTGGCCTCCTTAGCCTCCATTTCCGCTTTCATCAAGTCCTCGTATTCACTGAGTTTTTCCTCAGCTTTGGCGAGTTCCTCGGTGAATTTGAATGGAACACCGTCACGCGCTGATATGGATTGCAGTTCTGCGTTGTTGCGCTCGATTGAACGCTCCGCAGCTTCAATGCGCCCACGGAAGTCCTCGCCGCTAACAACATCATTCAAGATTTCTGTTACAGCATTCTTAATGACATTGCCCTTTACCGGCATGGCTTCTATTCCGAGTTCGGGACACGAGTAGGTCATTTTTGCAGGAGCGGAGTAGAACAAATCGCCCTGCTGACCTTGCTTTGTTTCCCTATTGATTTCGGTGTGAACATGGAAATTGAAGCCTCCAACGGAGATAGTGATGTCGGACGTTGCCGGACGAGAGGAGTAGCCCGATTTGCGGACTTGCTCTTGCAGTTCGGCCTTGCGTTTGTTCTGCTCGGTAAAGAAGTCCTCCATTGCCTCAACTGAGGGATAAGAGAGTTTGCCAACAGTTATGTCGCCAACCGTAGCGGCCTCAACCTTTTCAAGATAAGACTTGTTTTCGGCGATGCGCTTCTCTGCCTCTTTGTTCTGCCCGGCTATCTGACGCTTGCGGTTGTGGATATAGGTTTGGTCGGCCTCCCACGATTTGCGCTGTGCAGTCAGTTTGCGAACCTCTTTCTCAATCTGATTTTTCAGCATGGCATACTCGGAGCCGGAGAGCTGTGCGGTGATGTCGCCAAACAGGTCTTGGTCCTCCTCCAATGCACGGTTTTCCATTGAGTTCTCCATGAGCTGCTTGCCATTCATGATGCTGTCGGCAATCGCACCTTTGGTTTTCAGACGCTGATAGGCTGTAACGTCAAGACTGTCCTCCACACCGAAACGAAGCACACGAACAGGAATGCCCCATTCATTGTGCAGGTTACCCTGTCGCAGAATACGGCCATTTCGCTGAGTGTAGTCCATAGGTCGATTAGGTGCATCGAGGTGGATAAGCGTATGTAAACGCTCTTGAATGTTCACGCCTGTACCGAGTGTAAATGTACTGCCCATGATGACACGAACCTCACCGGCATTAACTCGGCTGAAGATTTCGAGCTTCTTGTTCACGGTCATGCCCGATTTCATCACGACAATCTGTTCCTCCGGCACACCTGCGGCTATGAGCTTCTTGCGAATATCCTCATAGAGATTAAAGCCGGAAGCCTTGTTTTGGTAATTGTCGGCAAAGATAGCAACGGTGCCGTTGTAGTCTTTGGCTTCTTCGAGGGTGCGAAGTGTCTGACGCACGGCCTCATTGGTCTTGCTGTTGGGGTCGTCCTCCGCATCTGACTGAACGAGTCGAGCATCAACGGCGGCGGCTTTGGCAATACCGTACATCACAAGGGGAATATGACTGTTCTCTTTCTTCTCCTTGCCGCTCATATTATCGTAAGCGTCAAGTTGCTCCTTGACAAACTTCATGATAGAGCGCAGTGCGCGTGTCTGAGGCAGGAAGATGTCTTGTGCTTTGCCGCCCTCCATTTGAGGTATCTTGTCACTTACACCTCCGGCCTCGCGTGTCAGCACGGTGTCGGCCACGGTAGACCAAATGCGCACAAGTTCGGGCAGGTTTACATATCCTGCAAAGCGATTGTTCTCTTTATACTTGCCGCTTGTGGAAAACTCCAACATCTGTTGCAGGTTGCCAAAGTTACGTACAAAATCATCGAAGTAATAAATGCCGTAGTCTTTCATCACATCGGCCGGCATAAGATAGCGCATGAACGTCCATATCTCTGCGGCGGTGTTGGAGATAGGTGTGCCAGTCGCAAAAACTACATTCTTGCCGCCGGTCTTTTCAAGAACGGCCTGTGCTTTGAGGAACACTCCCTGCGATTTCTTGCTGAAAGACGGGTCTACACCTTTCACGCCGCGTTGCATAGCGGTGGCAAAGCCAAGGTGCTTATACTCGTGAGCTTCATCGACAAGGATTGCATCAATGCCCATGCTGTCGAAGTCCTCAACATCATCAGTGGCACGGTCGAGCATTTCCCTTGCCTTGACCTCTGCGTTCTGTCGGGTGACAGCGGCTTTCTTAGCGTCCTTTTCTTTCTTCTTGTCGGTGGCTCCACCGTTAGCGAGTTGGCTGATTTCGTCTTTCAGCTTCTCAATCTCACGCTCGGCGGCACGAACAATCATGCTCTTTCCGTCCGTGTCTGCATCTTTCATTTGGTCAAGCACAAGCATTTTCTCCTCAATCTTGTCTTGGATAAACTGCGTCTGACGCTCAACACTATCGGGAATGCGCTCGAATACGGATTGAGGCACAACAATCATGTCCCAATCATTGAACTTGATTTTGGCATAGAAAGCTCTACGACCCTCTGCGTTGCGGTCTGCATCTTCAAGGGTCAGCACTTTGGCATTGGGATAGAGAGCCTTTGCACTTGCCACGAATTGGCCTACGGTGGCATTCTGCACAACAATCATAGGCTTGCGGGCAGTACCGAGGCGGCGCATTTCCATTGCCGTTGTGATGAGGGTATATGTCTTGCCGGTGCCGACCTCGTGAGCCAACAATACAGGCTGTGTCGTTGCACGGATTACGGCCTTTGCTTGGTGAGGACGCAGACGGAACGGACGACCGCCCACCATTGTGGCGGCTCCGCCGAAATGCTCTGGCACAAATTCATCTGGAATTGACTTAGGCATGGAGTTGTTGAACTTCTCATTGTAGACTTCCTCCATGCGCATAGACAGCTCCGGGTCGTTCTGCATCTGCTCACGCGCCCAATCCTTGAAGTCCTGTCGTATCTCATCAACCTTTGTCGCGCAAGCGGTAGTGGCCGCAGCATCGGTTTCGGTTGTAGTGGTGCCGTCACTATTCTTATAGGTCTTGCTGACGGTGATAGTCTTGTTGGTAATTGCAGCCTCAATGAGCTTGTGGCCGGGGATAAGGATACCGAGGCTTTCACTACGAATGCCCATTTCCTTATTCTTAGGCTCGTCAGTCCAATACGGTTCACTCATGTGCCATGTACCACCGGCATTAGTAAGACGGACGTTTAAGTCGGTGCGCTCCTTGACAAAACGCTCATAGAGCTTCGGGTCTACCCATGACGAGCCAAGAGTAAACTCGATAAGATGCGCAGGGATATTCATAGGCACAACGGCCTCCAATGCTTTGATGTTTGCATCGTATGCACCATTGGCGGCTTCGTTGGCTTCTCTTGCTTGGCGCAGCTTCACACGGACGTTGCCACTAAGGTATTCATACGACACCTCCATTTGGCCGGTTGTCGGGTTCTCGAAGCCTAATCCGCTCTCGATAATTTCCTGCTTGACATCGGCCTGTGATTTGCCTAACTGTGAGGCGAGATATTCCGGGTCGATGCGGCCATACTTGTAGAGGCTTGCAATGATACCGTCCTTGACGTTTTTCGGAGCGGGTTCGCTTTCCCTTTCAACAACACGGCGACTGAAGATGTCGGTCTTGCCGTAGGTCTTAATCTTCGTGCCGTCCTTGCTACCTTTTTCAGAGTAGGTTTCAAGAGCCACGATGCTTGAAAAATCAACATCGTTGCGCAACCATGCAAGATTGTTGTTCTTGTTGAGGTTGCCATATCGTGCTACAAAGGTGTCGTATGCGCTGTTGAGGCGGTCGAGAAGCGGTTGCAGTCCTGCATCATCGTTATGCTCCGTCTGATATTTCAGCACATCGGCCAATACATTTTTAAGGTCGGTGTAATCGGCAAAGCATTGTTCTTTGGTGCGTCCCTTGATTTTGTTCTTGTTGAGCGTCAGAGGCACGGCACGACCCATTCGGGCAACACAGAGATTGCCGTTGCTGTCAGTCACCATGCTTCCCTCCTTGACATCTTTGCCAAGGGCTTCATTGATGTGCGAGGTCTGTTCTGCGACTGCGGTGCCTTGCTCCTTGCTCCAATCCATTTCGGCAAGGTACTGAACCCATGCGGCCATTCGTGCCGGTTGGTCGGCTGTGCGTGTCGGGAACAATCCCATAGAAGTAGGTCGGTAGGTGTCGCCCTGCTCAAAGCCAAAGTACATTTCGCCTCCCATGTATTCGGGGTGTTCAATGAAATAGCGATTTATGAGCATCGGCAGGTCTTTTGTCTTGCCCCTATCGTCCTCGAAAGACGCGGTTCTCGCAGGAGTAACCGTGCTTACGTCTATGGCATTGGCGCTCTTGCGGCCATTCACACGCTTACGCACAACGATAATGTCAGAAGTGGCCGCTGTGCCTCCGAATGTTTGATTGTTCATGCGGAACACACCGACAACATCTGCACAGCCCTCCTTGTCGCCAACGAGCCAATTGCGTAGCTTCTGCGACTTGTCGAGTGTGCCGCTCGATGTGATGAAGATACCGATACCGCCCTCACGGAGTTTGCGCACGTTCTTGGCAATACAGAAGTCGTGAATATCGCGGAATTTCTTAGAGAGGTCGCTGTCGCCGCTTTCGTCCATAACATGAAGGCCGGTGACGAAAGGCACATTGGTAATTGTGAGGTCTACCGAGCCATTTGCGATGCGAGTTTTCTCAAATCCCTGCACCTCCACTTTTGCGTCCGGGTAGAGCAAGGAAAGAATGCCGCCTGTGGTGTTGTCAATCTCCACAGCGTGAATGTTACTGCGTTCGCTGATTTCGGTAGGCATCAGTCCGATGATGTTACCAATACCAGCAGAACCCTCTACGATGTTACCGCCCTTGAAGCCGAGAGCCTTTGCAATATCCCACATGGCATCAATGACCGATGCAGGAGTATAGTAGGCGCTGTTACGGCTCATGACCGCAGCTTCGTATTCTTCGGGAGTAAGAATTTCGCGGAGTCGCTTATTGATAGGATTAGGCGACCATGTGCTGCCCTCATTGAAAGCAGAGCCAAGACCACCCCAACCACTATAACGGCGCAGGACTTCCATTTCTTTAGGAGTGGCCGTTTCGCCGGACGCGAGTAACTTCTTAGCTACCTCAATGGCGGCAAGGTTGGCATCAATACGGGCTTTCTCACCTTTGGGAGCGTAGTCCATACCGCGCTCGGCATGGTTGTTGCGGGTATTCTTGGGGCCTGTTACGCCTCGCTCGCTCTGATGCTGTCCAGATACTCTTGCGCTTCTGCCGGAGTCAAACACAGAATGCACTCCACTACGTTGAGCCATTCTTCCTCCGTCAGTTCGCTCATCTTCATGTTTTGCGCCCTCTCCCAACGGTTCATTAGGTCGCGGTTGCTGTCCCCCTCGCCCGGTTTCTTCGGTGCGAGGTTGTACGTCAGTTTTCTCATGTGAATTATTTTTTGGAGTTGTTGAATTATTCTCTGCCTCACGCTGCTTTGCGAGTTCGGCCTCTACTTCCGGGGTAACGGTGAAAGGCGACTCTCCGCGCTCCAACATATCGGCCATATCCTTGACGAACTGAGCGGAGTCCTGTTTAGGCTCGGCCTCGTCAAACAGACCGCCGAATAAATCATTCATCGGCTGTTCATCGGGAATGCGGGATTTCTTAGGAGCTTTCGACTTGGCGACACGTTCAGCCATTTTCACCATGTCCTCGCCCGGTTGAGGTGTAAGAGGAGTTGCGGGCTTTACCTGCTCATCGGGAAGATATGAGCGCACTAATCGGCGTATGTCGGAAAGCAACTCATCATAGGAGATTGTGGGCTGTGAGTTATGGTTGCTCGATTCATAGCGGCTCATGCCGCCTTTGCCGGTGTTCTCAACGCGATACATGATGCCTGTGAGCATCAAATCCTCATCATATCTGTCCTGGCGGCCACCTTCTCGCCACGACTCGTTCTTGTCGAGGCTTAGCCAGATTGACAACTCGCGGCCCTCTGTAAGTGGCAAGGTAATATAAACCTCACCACCGGCGGGCGCGACATTGCTTCGGGCAATCTTGCTACCGAAGCCATATTTGGACTTGTGAACCTTATCTTTGGGGTCTATGGTAATGCCGAGGTCGTTTGCTAACTGTGTGGCGAGGCGGTGTGCATCCTGCACGGCCTTACGCTCTGCATTGCGCATATAGCCGTATGCCTCGTTGAAATCCTTATCAACGGTGTCGGCCTCATAGTAGCCCAAGAGGGCGAGTTGCTTATTGACTTCCTCTAACTCTTTGTCGAGGCTACGAGAGAGTCTTTCGGCATCTTGCTCAGTTGTTGCAGCTTCGAGGTTACTTTCGACTTCGTCAGCAGTAGTTTCTGCTTTGCTGACAACAGCTTCTGTATCTGCTGATGTTTTGTCAGCCTCTTTTTTTCTTTGCTCATTGCGTTGGTTTTTGAGTGTTTGAATAATTTGGTCGGTCTGTTGCTGTGATGTGCGCTCATCAACGGTGTGTTGAGCGGTGGCAATGATGTCCTTGGCTCCGGGCTTGTCGAAATTGTAAACGTCAAAGGCCTTTACGGTCTTGCGGTCATCCATTTCTTCATCCCAACCGAGTTGCATCACCTCCTCCATGTTCTGCGCTGCGGCATACAGGGATTTAAGGTGAGGGCGCATATCGTCAAAGATGTCGGGCAGTTCGTCCTTCATCGCCTCGCAGTAGTCGGCGAAGGAGCGCAAACCGCCTTTCATCATAAGATATGTCATGCGGGTACCCATTCGGAGAACCTCGGCATCCATTTGTTTGGGTTTGGGCTGGCCATATTCGGCTCCACTTTCATTTACAATGTCATCACCTTTACCGAAATGATTGCGCAGATTGTCGCGGAGGCTGTTAAACTCGTCTGCGTCCTCATCGCTAATCCACCTGCGCTTCTTCGGCTTGGGAGATTCCACCGGCTCGGCGTGGTCGCTCAATTTGGCTTCTCCTTTTGTCTTGAGTGCATCTGTCACACTTGCGACATCAACTTTTTTCACAGGGGTGTCAGCAGGTTTCCCCAAGTCTGATATTGACAGGGGAGCCTCGTCTGCAACCTCATCCTCACTTTTGGTGGCCACCTCCTCAGCAAAGGCTTTAGCGTCATCAACGCTACGGAGCATCCACCCCTTGCTTTCGCGGTCATACCAACCTTTCAGAGCCTTGGCTTTCGCTCGCAGGGCTGACAACTCCTCTTTGGAGAAGTCGCGGTCAAAGGTTACAAGGTAGGTGTCAAGCGTCTTGCCCTGCTTGTTGGTGTAGGGTTTAGGCTCGACTTGATAACCATTGCCGGTGATAGCGGCGGCAGGTTGTGACGGTTGCTCAACAGGAGCTTCGTCTGTGATTTTGCTGACGGTGGAATAATCTGCGAACGGTTTAGTCTTGCGGTGGCTCGACTGCACCCATTTATTAAAGTCCTCGATGTTAGTTTCGGAAATGCGCAGTCCGGGGTGCGTCTGTCCCCATGTAGCATCATAGTTGGCAAGGTAGGCGCTCATGGCCTCCTCCTTGTCGTTGAAGCCAAGCATAACCTTGTGTTCATCGAATGAGCCGTCTGTGTTGGTTTGGTCTACGACATACACCTTGCGGCCATTCCATAAATCCATGTTCTCATGCAGGAACACGTCTATATGGTCGCCATCCACTCCCTCGGTGCCTTTGATGTAGCCGTAGGTGTTGGCCATAGTGTTGCTCCATTCCTTGCCGTCTGCATCAACACCTTTGCGGACGCTGCCCACATGGTTCTCTATGGTAATGTCAAACTCACCAATGGTAACATGGCCTTTCTTGTAGTTGCCGGCCTCCGCTTGTGCCGGGGTAGGTTCGGTGTTTACCTCGGAAGATGCAGCCTCTACAGCGGTCTGAATGGTCTGCACTCCCTTGTTGTCAGTAGGTTGCACAGAACTTTCTGCGCTGTTCTCTTGTTTATATGATGCAGAGTTAGTAACTTTGCGGTCAGATAAGACATTATTGGTTTGAGGCGCATCCGTGCCCTCGGAAGCAGGGTCAGACAGATTTCCCTGTGACGAGTATAAGCCATCTGCTAAGTCTGAGGCAGGAGAAACATTATCGGCGTGTTTCCAAACCAATTTACCTTTCATAAGGAGGTTCGTTAATACGTTCCTCCTTTTTTCTTGATTCGACACTACCACTTCATGACCGTCCTTGCTTACTGTAACAGAGGTGAAATAGTAATAACGTGAGCCGTCAGGCTTGGTAAAGGTCTTTACGAAAACGAATGAAGATTCACGCTCAGTAGTTTGATTATCTTTAGCTTCGCTCGCATCCTCAATTATAATATCGGGGTCCTCAAGCGTAGACCTAATCATACCAAGTTTTCCATTGCGCCCTTGACGCATCAGCTTGGTAAACTGATTTTCTCCCATCTTCACTTCTCCGATAGGAGTGCTAACGATTCCATTCTCGCCAAATTGTGCATCCCAATTTTCAATGGTAAGTTCCAATTCAGGCGCAACTGTGGCTCTCTGCTCCATCTCGGCAATAATACCGGATGCAGCTTCTTTTGTTAGCCTTTCCTGCTGAGTCGTTTCTTGGCTTTCTCCACCATTGCCGATATTTCCGCTTCCTCGGCTATCTCCTGTAATTCCTCCTCCACGCTCGGACGGTTCTGCTCCTGCCTCAGTTTGTTCTCTACTTGCAGGTGGTTCACTGCCTCGGGGTTCCCCGTCTTGGCCTGTTCGATTACGGAGAGCCACATCAGCACCTCCATTTGAGACATTGTTGTTTCCATTCTTCGCCGGTTGATATTGAATGTTTAATACTTTGTTGATGACTTCCGCAAGCGGATATTCTGTTGTGTCGGCCTCCTCAAAGAGGGTAGCAGCTTTCTTGCCCTGCGCAAAGTCGTACATCTGATTAAAGTAGGATGCGATAGTCGATTGCGACATATCGCTTGCCTTGTACATACCTGCGAGATGCAGTGCAAAGTTACTAAAATTATCGGCCGGCATGTACTGCTCAAACCTATCATCAAGGGCAATCGCACTCTTAAATGCGAATATGGCCCTTGACACCTGCTCCATATTCTTTGCCTCAACAAATGCCGGGTCTGACATCAGTTGGTTGTAGGCAGCAATGGACGCTTGTATTTCGGGGAGCATCTTACCTGCAAAGGGGGAATCCATATCGCGGAAGGCGGTTGAAAGAATTGCCCGCTGTGCTTTGGCAGGGAGTTTGTCAAACATCTCCTCCAATTGCGGTGATGCACCTTTGAACACGGCTTGATAGAGAACCTTCTGCAAGTCGTTCTTGACTTCGGCTGTGAGGTTGCCCTTACTGTCAAACGCGGATTGGTACTGAGTATTGCTGATTGCGCCTACTTGGTTCATCCACTTTAACACGTCAGTGCCGTTGCGGTCTACAAGCTGACCGAAAGAAGCCTCTTCATCCGAAGTGCGCAACAGTTGGTTGGCAAATGTGCGCATGTCCTCGCCAAGTTTCTGCGCTACATTCTTGGGCTTGATACGTTCTATGCCTCCGCTTTCGGTATCCTGGGCGGTCATCTGTCCTAAGCGGATGGCCTCAGTATCATCCACATCAAGCATATTAACGAGGACAGGATGTTGCATATCATTGACAGCCTCCGGGTTAATGCCGAATTGCTCTGCATTGTCGAGGAGGTATTGTTTGTAAGTCTGCTGTTGCGTAGGCAGGTTATTTTCCCAGAGGAAACGGAGCGCATCAGAACGGTTGTTGCCCTGTATTACCTCACCGCGAGTGTTAACGGTAGGTGCGCCGGTATATGCGGTTGCACTGCCGGTGATTTCCTGCGGACGGATGCCCTCTGCCATTTCCTTAGCGGCATACATAGACACGGCCTCGGCTCGGTTCTTGGGCTGTGCCTCGTCTATAAAGAAGAGCGGGTTGCGCTGTCCTTGCACATGGGAGGGTTGCAACTGCGAAGCCTCAATGACAGCGACACGGCCTTTGGGCAGGTCTTTCTGAGAGAACTTTACCTCGACTTCATTGCCGACAACACCCTGCACAGGTTCTTGACGAGTGAACATCTGGCCGCTGAAACGGCGCACACCTCGCTTACGGGCATTTTCGGGGGTATCCATGTGCCATTCGGGAATACCCTCCAATGCCTCGCGTTCAAGTCGTGCGGCTTCTTCTCGTGCCTCTCTCTCGGCTTTCTCGGCTTCAGCACGTTCAGCGGCAAGCCTACGAGCCTCGGCCTCCTGCTGAGAGCGGATTGCACTCTGACGGGCGTTTTCAACTCCGGCCATGCGCTGCCATTGCTCATATTCGGCCTGTGCCTTTGTGAGTTCAGCGGTGTTAGCTTTCTTAGATGCAAGTATTTCGGCCGGTGTCTTGCCTTTGGGTTTGAGCTTCTGCGCTTTCTCAAAAGCCTTGCGTTTCTCCTCGACCATTGTGTCAGCAATTTCTTTGGCTGTGGCCGCATCGCCCTCTGAAAATTCCACAAGAGCGTCCCAACCAATCTCCGGGCTTTCGGCCTGTTCAAAGATAGGTTCTTTTTTCTCGTTGCGAGGAATGCGTTGCAGAGGTGTCGGCTGTGCAGTTGGCTCTGTCTGAGATGCAGGTGCGTTCTCAACCTGCGGAGCTTCGTTTGTAATGGGAGCGACAGGCGCAGGTTGCTGTACGTTTTCTACAGGAATTTCCGTGTTGGGAACGGTTTCCGTGATATTTTCACTTGTTTCCGTAGGTTCTGGGGCTGTTTCCTCTGTTTTGGGAATGGTTTCAGCGTCTACAGGTACAAGTTGTTGTTCCATAGCCCTGCGCTGTTGCTCATACTCGTAGGCCTCAAGCATGCCTCTACCGAAGTCGGTCAGTCTTTCAGCATCGTTGCGCAGATTGTCGATTTTGGCAGTCAGCTCACTATCTGAAATCCCTTGTGTTTCATTTATACCAAAAGTATATCCCTTGTCGTAGTCCTCGACATTGGCAACCCCCTCTTGGGTCGGCCTATTGGGGTCTACCGGTTGAGGCTCGGTAGGTTGAGGCTGTTTCACCTCCTGCGGCTCATCGGGAGTGTATTCAGAGAGAATATTGTCAAGTTCATGCTCTGATGCATAGTGGAGGTGTTGCAGGTCGCCCTCAACATAATACTCGTGGTTGCCGTTCTCATCGACAAAGCCGGTGAGAACACCGCGCGTTTCTGTGCCGTCAGAGTTGCGTATCTTGATTTGGCCTGTTGTGTACTTTGGTTGAGGCTCGGCCGGTGTTTCGGCTTCGGGTGCAACATTAGCTTGCGACACTTCAACCTCAGCAGGATAGCCCTCATAAGACAGAATAGCATCGGGGGACACCATTTCAACCTTACCTGTTTCGAGGTCACGAACGACAATAGAGGCATCGCTACGTTTATTGTCAATCATTGTGTCGTCCTCCATCATAACGACACGGCCACTCAATACCTCAACAGGGCGGTCTTGGTATTTCATGACGGCACGGCCAACAGGCTTCTGTTCGCCTCCGGGCTGATGCGGGTCGTATTCGGGTGTTGTGGGATTACCGAAACGAGGGTCAATAGGTGCATCGTTTGTGGGTGTCGTTGCTTCGGGTTCGTCAGTCAGAAGTTTCTGATTGGTGATGTCCTCGGCTTCTGCGTCCTCAACAGTATTACGCTCTTTGGCATTTTTGGGGATAAGCACATCAAGATATTCATCAATGGCGGTTTGCTCAGCTTTTGTGCGGCGGTTGGCCTCTTTGCGGATTGCATTGTCGATGTCCACACCATATTTGTCATTGATGCAGCCTCTCATGTTGTCGGTAACACCTGTTTCCTCAAATTCGCCCATTGCCTCAGTTACCTTGCGGAGAATGTTCTGCTGAGCCTCGTCAAACTGCTTGTCGCCGCCACGAAGGTGGTTGCGCCGTGCATCTTCACAGGTACGGTAAACCTCAACCATATCCCAACCGTTTTCAGCGGCAACGGTGCGGCAAGCCTCTTGCAAGCGGTTCTCAAAATCCGCAGTCTGCTGATAACGCTCGCCGATTTCTATGTGGTTCAGCTCGGCCTGACGCTTGATTCGCTCCATTTCAAGGTCTGCGGACTTGCGACTCTTGAACGAACGAGAGGTGATTACACCATTTGCACCCTGCGACTCAACAATGAAGCCTCCCTCGCCATCCTCTATGAGTTCACCTTTCATCACGGTGGATACTGGGAGTTTTCGCCCGGTAGCATAGTAATACATCTTGGCTCTTGCTGCCTCGCTGATGCGTGGGTCGTTTACCATCTCCGTCAGTCGGCTGACAATTTCGGGTGCGTTCTCTGCAATGAGACCTCCCTTTTTAGCTTCGCCTGTGCGTTCTGCACTCTCCACAAGGTCACGCAGATTATAGCCATAGCGTTGCAATTCGGCCTCCTCGTCCTTTGTCAATGACAACCCTCCGTCTGAGGAAGTATCCATGCGCATACGCAGTCGACTCTCAAAGTCCAAACGGTTCTTGCCACCATTGGCCGGACTTTCAAACGAGGCTTTAAGGTCACCGAGGACATTGCCTGCACTTTTCAGCATGTGCTTGGCCTTGAAGCCAACCATCATGGCCATGTTGTCAGTCCACACGTCCATAGCATCACGGCTACCCTCTATCCATTCGGGAACAGAGAAGATTGTACCCTCAAGCATTGTGGCGCCGGAGTAAACGCCTGCACGTTCTATAGTCTTTAAGCCGGTGCTCGATGTGCTGCGCACAAGTTTGTCAGCCACATTACCAGATACAGGAGTAAGCCAACCGATAGCACCGCCCATGAGAAAACCATGCGCAGCTTGACCTGCAACAGCGGAGGCCGAGTAGCCCTCGTTGATATATCGGCCTATTTCGTCCTGTCCTGCGATGTGCCCGCCATGTACAAACTGGCTCTCCACCTCTTTTAAGCCCTCAAACATGCCGAAATTGGCGGCACCTCCGACAACACCACCTACAACACGGCCAGTCATAGAGGTTGCAAACTGACGTGTTGCAGCATTGGTGACTGCAGCGGCAGCTCCGCGTCCTGCAAGGTAGCGCCCCCCTACCCACATCGCGCTACGAGTCGCAGCACTGCCGACTCCTGCGGACAGCCATGTAGTCGGGTCAAGAGCAAAACCGGCTACGGTGCCTGTCACATCAAGTATTCTGTGGCCGTCCTGCCGATATTCCTCATTAGCGGCTTCGTAGGCGGGCATGTCGCCGGTCTTACCGCCCGCGCTTGATACGGCCAAACCCTTGCTGATGTTCATCAACATGTTCATGTCACCAATCTTGCGCAGAAGATACCCCACCTCGCTCTGCGGCCGATTGCGTTCTACTGCAAGATTATATAATCGGAGGTTTGACTGCTGACGTGCAAACTCTTTCGCTTTACCATACAACTCGAGTTCATCGGCTCCGGGATTACGGTAGCGCAACATCTGATAGCAATCGTCAATGAGTGCCTTCTGTCCGTCCTCGCCCAAATTATCCCATGAATCGTTCATGAGGCGGTCGAGGTCAAAGTTTGTGAAGCGGTCCACCATATCCTCGTGGCGGTTCATGGACGCAGTTACAACACGCATCTCACGACCTCCACCCATTGCTGAATAGCTATCCCAATTCCGTTTGGCGTTACGGTTTCTTGCCGCTGACTGACGAGCCTCCGCCGCCGACCATGCCTGTTCAACGGCATTTTCGCCCTCGACAGGGTCATGACGATGCCACAAAGAGGAAAGCCTGTCATCGAATTCACGTTGCAGACGCTGTTCCTTTGACCGCTGACCTGCCTCGGTATTGTTCTCCCACCACTGATGATAGTCTGCGTTGGCTTTGCTCTGCTGCATCTGTGTAGGCATACGGTCCCCTTGAGTGGTGTAATATGCGGTTTCCATCTGACCGGTCTGAGGGTTGAACTCGCGTTCGCCCATGAATGCACCGGGCCTGTTGCCCTTCTCGATACCCTCCATGCGCTGTTGAAATTCCTCGCCTTGCTTCTTCAATCGGGCATTGGCCTCATCCATTTGTATCTGCAATGCTCGTTGCTGCATGGGAGATGGAGTCCAACCTGCCGGTTGTGCCGGCGTTGTGCCGCTTTCAACAGTTGCCTGTTGTGCGGCGGTGTCCTTAATTGGCTGGGCAGTAGGTGTAACGGTCTGTTGCTGCGGCTGAGCCTGTGCTGTCGGTTGTGCCGGGGTCGGAGGAGCAACCGCGCCTATGTCATGTGAGAACGTATCGAAGTCGGGCAAGTCATAAGTACTTTGCAACTTTTCATAAGCACTCCTACGCTTCTTCTCGTCCATCATGTCTTGTTGAAAAGTGTCAAAGTCGGGCAAGGAAAAATGCTTTGATGCGTTCTGATATACCTTGCGTAAAATATCGTTGGGATTAGCCATATTCGTGATTATGATTAATATAGTTTGGGCTTTTCGCCTTTCTCCAAACCTGCAACCTGCTTGATGGCATTCTGCGTGGCCGGTGAGCTTTCCACGTTGGCACCGATGGCGATAAGCATTGCCTCTGTTGTCGGCGGCTTGTAGCCTACAACAAAACCATTCTGCACAATTGGGTCGCCTTGTACCTTTGAGCGTACATCAGCCGGTAGTGTATGATAAATACGCGATACCGTCTGTGCGTTAAGCCTATCAAGCGTCAATGTAACATTGCCATTGCCGGAGCCGAGGTTGAATGTCATCTGTCCCTGCCGCATGGCGTGAGCTGCCTGTTGAGCAGCAATGTTGATACGCGTGCTTTCATTGGCCGAACTTACATTGAATTGGCGTAAACTCTCCTTGAACTGACGCTCCCAACGCTCACCTTCCTCCTTGTGCCATTCGCCCTGTCGGTCGAAATTCGCTTGCCATTGACGCACACGCTCGTCATAATCCTTATTACGGAAAGCAACATCGGCGGCACGGTCTTTACGCCCTGCATCAAATGCACGGTCTTGTCGGGCGAGAGCCTGTTCAGTCTGCCATGCCTGCAAACCACGCTGTTTATCGGCATCTTTCATTCTACCGATAGTGAGAGCGTATTGGAGATACTTGTCGGCATCGGCCTCACGCTGTGCCTTCTCCTTATCGAACCTCTCTTTGGCCTTGGCCGACATGCCCTCTTTGGCATTATACATGTTCGGCGCATACTGAGTAGTGAAAATGAGGTTAGACACGGCCTGGGCGGCATCCGATATGCCACTGATTATGCCCTCGGCCTTCTGACGGCGGCGCAATTTCTTCAGCTCCTCCTCGGAAAGCGGCTTATATTCGGCCATGCGCTTTTCAAGCTGGGGGATGAGTTCTGCGTAGCTGCTCGCGGTATATTGCTCCGGGATTGTAGTGGAGATAGGTGCAGAGGTTGTTGTCCTGACCGTAGTTGATGAAGAACCGGCGGGCGTAATCGGCGCAGGGGCCGGTTGCGGTTGAGGTGTCGTGCCTCCACTACCCGCAGGAGCAGCAGGCTGTGAATCATCCACCACCCTTGAGCTGGTGTTTCTAATTGGTTTATTGGGGTCTGTCATCGTGATATGATATTAGAATACACTTGCCATGTTGGAACCTGCCTGAGCCACACCCTGCACAGCCTGTGCGGTGCTCCGGGCCTTTTCCTGTTCCAGATTGTTAAGCTTTTCATTAAGGTCGGCCTTAGTCCGCATATATTGCCCCTCGATTTGGTCTTTACGGCGTTCTCCATTTACTGCAATCTGCGAGGTAGCATCAGCGAGAGCCTGATTGTTGGCCGCTCTTGCCGCTGCCACACTCTCCTCGGTGCCTCCCATGACGGCTTGCGCCCCTGCCGCTGCTTGGTTTCGACGCCGGATATTCTCATTAGTCATAGTAAGGATGCGTTGTGCATCGGCACGTTGTGTCGCATCCTCGTTATAGCGTCGGTCGTACCAATTTTGATTTTCTTTCATCTGACCTTCAAGACTCTCCTTGACCTTTTTCATGGCCTTAGATGCACTGATACCACCGAAAATACTTGCACCGATGCCCAATGCTCCACCTATTGTGCTGCCTAATATGCCCATGTCGTTGCGTCCGATTAAAAAGTTATAATTATGGAGCAAAGGTAAACCCATACCTTTGTATAGTAACTTTAACTTGTTAGTCATGGCACAAGGACGGAAGACCGGAGGCCGACAGAAAGGTACTCCAAACAAACCCAATCCGCTCAAAGAGCATCTACGCGCACATTCAATGGCCTACTTTACACCACGGCCACAAACGAATGGGGACGGCACCCCACGCAAATTAGAGTTTAGAACTAAGGAGGGCGACATATACAGTACCGTAATCCTGCAAGACGCAGACGGCAATCCGCTTGTTGTTTCCGATTTTGAAGTTGATATGATGATGATGGAGGCCAAAGACCGCGCCGCCATACAGGAAAGGTTGCTGAGGTATCACACGCCGCAGATGCAGTCCGTATCAGCAGAGGTTTCGTTGGCAGGTGAAATCACCACAACGATTGAGCAGCGTCTTAAAGACCTCGCCGCTGACAACGACAATTAACCGCAGCCATCTATTTTCATCTACTTTTAGAAAAATGCCGGGCCTCGCAGCTCGGCATTTTTCATTCCCGGAATTGTTTCCCCATTTATACCCATTTCTTCCCCAATAATAGGGTTAACTTCGGAAGTTTGGGGGTATTTCTTCCCCATTAATACACAAAACTTCGGAAGAAATAGGAATTCTTTCGGAAGTTATCGCTATTTCTTCCGAAATTAAGGGCATTAATTCCCTTTTTGATTTTTAACTGCGAAAACACGAAAAAACAAGGTCGTTTTTACCCCCTAAAAACGGCACTTTTTGACCATTTTTCGGGCAAAATTTCTTCCCCATTTATTATAATAACTTCCGAAGTTATTGCTATTTCTTCCGAAGTTATTGCCATTCTTTCGGAAGTTATGCCGATAAATTCGGAAAACTTCGGAAGAAAAGGGCATTTCTTCCGAAACCTTTCTTTTGATAAAAAGAAATACTAACGTATTTCTATAAAAGAAAATATAACTCTAACGAGTTATTATTCTCGCCGATACGCGCGCGTACGTACACACGCGAGAGAAATTTTCCTTTTTGAGGCTTCGGCAGTCGCCTTAGCCAGGACTGAATAGAAAAAGTTGCGCGAAAAAGAAAAAGAGAATGCCCGGCTCTCAATGTCGAGGCCGGACACGTCAGTCAAAAGATAAAGTTTTCGGGCAGGAGGGGACGGCTATCTTTGCAGGTGAATATATTCACCAAAACCTTTCAGTTATGACAAAAGACCAGATGAAGTACGCTCTGTCGATGGGCGGAGAGTTCAATCTTGAAGTCGGCTACATGGAGATTGCCAAAGTTCAATCATTCGTAAAAGCCGCCGTCAAGGGCGGAGGAAAAATCAATCTCCTCAAAACCGAGAGGCTTACAGTGAGTGAAATCCAGCTCCTGTGCGAGGTCGGAGGTTCGCACGTCGCATTCCCCGATATGAAATTCGAAAACTGACTTTCAAATCAGCAGTCATGACATTCTCGGAAATCAAAAACATTGTCGGCGTTTCCGGCATCAGAATCAAATCATCATCCTTCCGCTTCTCGGAACTCTATGTTCTTGTTGAAAGAGTCGGTGTAATCCAGAGTGCCGTTCTTACAATTGTCATGGAAGACGGCACTCTCAACTCATCCGAGATAAACACGCTCGCAGAGAAGGGCGGTCTGTATGTATCGTTTGACTTTGCGGGGAGCTAAAACCCTTTGCCCTTCTGGTGCTCGTAAACGTGCACCTTTCCATTGTCGAGATTGACGATTTTAAACTGAACCATTGATCGGTCAGGAATATCTGCAGGAAATTGATTGACGAGTGCCTTTGTCACCTCCTCGATGTTGGAATAGCCGATGTCCTCGAAATTGGCCAGACGCCTGCCTTGGAAGAATGCCGCCGCACGGATGAGCATCTTAGGCGAGATACGGAATAGCCCTTCCTCCTCAGGCTTCTCATGCTCCATGCGACGCGAGGTTGCATCGCTGAAGAATATGAAATCGATTACTTTCTCGTTCAGCTCCCAGGCCGGTGTGAAGTCGGGTATCACATATCCGCGCGTCACTGACTGACGGTGCGAGTGGTTCATGGCGAATCCCACCTCGGCAATTGTCGCGGCGCAGTCGTTCTGTGCCGTTGTCGCCCATGTGTGCCGGAATGTGTAGACACAATACCAACGCTCCTTCGGCATCCCCATCGACTTGCAGATTTGCTTGATGCCTGTGTTCACGTTGGAGCCGAAGCTGTCCGAGGTTGAAAACCTGTCGCAGAATCGAAACAGCCGGTCGGTATGGTCTCCGGCCCTGTATTTCTCAAACAACGGCTTGATGACCTCCGGCACCCTCATCTCGATGTATGCGTCATCGGTACGCAGTCTTGTTGTCTTTGCCCGCTTGTAGTGGATGATTCCTCCATGGTAGTCCTGCTTTCGCAGGTTGAAGATGTCAACCGTGTTCATGCCGGCCAGACACAGCACCATCATCGCCACATCGCGGCCAAGCTCCGGCAGAGGGTCAACCATACGGGTTTCGGGCAGAGGTGCCGCGAAAAATGCCCTGCAGGCCTCAGCGGTGATGGCTTTCTTGTCGGGCCGGTCGGCAGCGGGTATCTTGACCTTGCCCCACGGATTGGTCTTTACCCGGATGATGCCGTTGTCGTAGTCGTTAAGCTCGTCAATGGCCGCACGGAAAATCTGACGGATGCAAATCGGGTACATCTCTTTGGCTCTCGCGGTGCCGCTCAGAGTGGCGACCCACTTGTTTACGTTTATCGAGGTGAGCTGCGCGAACTTCACCTGCGTAGTGCCGAAATATCGCTCCATGTGCTGAAGTGCGAGTTGGTAATTTTTCGCGTTGCGCTCCTGCCCTCGGTCAATCATGCGGTCAATGTGCTTTCGGGCATAGTCTGAGAACGGCATGAGCTCCTCCGGGGTGGTTAAGAACTCCACGATCTGTGCGCCCGTCCATTGGGATATGTCGTGCCGGTTCAGTCGCTCTTGGTATTCGAGGATTTTCTGTGTGCAGAACTGAAGCACAAAAGCGTCTGAAATCTCACCACCGCGAGTAAGCTCACGTTTGGTAAGCATCTTGTCGGTCTTTATGAAAAGGGTCTGACGGCGGTGTGTAACACGGATGTAGACCGAGTAAAATCCATCTGTGCGTGGCCGTCTTACCACTGCTTTGAATGTAGCCATTGCAAATTATATGTTATTGTTTTGGTTTTCTTATTATTACGAGTGGACAACACGCGGACAACAACGCTCTGAAAATGGTGCAGATTTTGGACAACATTTGCGTTCATTAGTACACATTATCGTGTTCAAATGCACATATCCCTTAAAAATACCTTAGGCGATAAGCCTCTGTGTTAGAGGGCTTATCGCCTAAGTAACTTATAACAAGGGATTATTCCTTACTCTTCGATGGCAGCCTGCGCCGCGCTCGAAAAGCACGTAATATCGGATATTTAGAGCGGCCTTGTAAGTTTCCTTACATTTTGGCTAATCATTCA